CCATGCCTTCGTTGCGGGTGAACGGGAGATCGGCGGCCCCGGTATCGCTCCACACTTCAATCGTCGATTGGCCGTAGAGCAGGATCTTGTCGTTCAGCGCGTTTACGTCGAGAAGCCCGTCAGGCTCGCGCTCTGCGGTCGCGTAATTCAGCGCGTCCCATGTGTTGCCGTCGAGAACAGCGGAAAAGTAGAAGCGCCCCGGATAAAGGTCCGCAGCCCCGCTAGATTCCGTGCCCCTGACGGCCACAAACAGCGAGCCGATGAAGCAAACCGCCCGCACATGGGCACTGTCCGGGAACGTCACCTTGTTCAGCGCCGTTCCGTTGTAGCGCCACATATCGCCGCCCGCAGCGATCAGCATTTCGCTGTTCGATCCGGCGATGGAAACCGGCCCCGTTCCCAAGCCGGTGAGCGTCCCGATCAGCGTCGTTCCACGATACAGCGTCGGGCTTGTCGTCGAGCCGATAACCGAGAAGTCGTCGCCGTTCAGCGTGCCCCGGTTGGAGTAGATCGCGCGCACCGGACCAGCACCGTTCGAGGCAATCTGGATCAGCCCCGGCCTCGACTGCAGGCACGCGCCATTCTCAGAGGTCGCCGCCTTCTCGACGAACATGTTGATGAGGGTCAGCGGCGGGAGATTTCCGGTCTCCCTGTCGTAGCTGGCCGAGCCGTAAATCAGGTCCGGCACTAGTAGTAATCGCTTCCCGACGTGTCCTGCGTCGATCCGATCTTACCCATGATGTTGCGGGTGAAGTGCCGCCCGATTGCCACCGTCCCCGGCCCCGGTTGTGCAGCGAACATGTCGGCGAACCCGCCCGATGTTGCGAGGCACGCGGCAAGGCCGGATGCGCCCCTGCCGGACAGCGGGGCGATGTCGCTTGAAGCGAGGTCGAGCAGGTCAACCCATTGGGTGCGGTCGTAGAGCTTGGCGGTTTGCGTCCCGTCGCTCTTCACAACCTCATAAAGCGCCATGTCGCGGGGCTGACGGGTGCTTCCGATCCCCGAGGCGTAATCGCATTCGGTATAAGCATCGCCATATTGCGGGACATAATCATTGGTCGCGTCGGTCAGCGTCACGCCGGCGGGAACGTAGTAACGGTTGCCCTCCTGCGCGTCCGCGTCGTCCGTCAGATAAACATCGCACAGCGTTCCAAACATGCCGCCCGTGCGCCATTCGTCGTAGAGCGCCTGAAGCGCGGTCATGCCGTCTTCGGTTTCCGCAGCAGACGGCGTTCCGCCCGAGGGAAGAATGCGGCACTGCTTCATGGCAAGCGTGATGATGTCGAGACAGGTTGCCATTCACGCCCTCCGCTGAAGCAGTGCCGGTGGATCAGCCCTTGGTGAGCTTGACGGTCGAGGCGGTCGAAGCCGCATAGTTGGTATCGGTCACGCCAGCGTCGGCATTGAGCTTGGTGCGGAGCGTGTTGTGGTCGGAGATGAGGGCGTTCACGGCATCAACGAGATTTGAGACCACGGCGTAAAGATCGCCCTGGTTCATCCCGCCAGCCTTCACGTCCTGCTGGAGAGTGAGAGACATCGGCTGTTCCTTGAAAAAGGGGCGAGACCGAAGCCCCGCCCCTCAGTTACAATCAGGCGTCCGCCACAGCGGCGAAGTAGCCGGTGACAACACCGTGCTGCTTCGGAGTGTCGGTGTCGTTGGTGCCCGTGCCGAAACGGAGCTTGTTCAGCCCGTCGATCGTCACGATGCCAACACCCTGCTCGTTGCCGTAGTCGTCTTCCTTCTTCTCGCGGGTCTGCCACGGAAGCGCGATGCCAAGGCCGAGGGCCTGAGCGCCGCAGAGGAACACGCCGCCGACATCAATGCCGCCAGCGCCGACGCCGGTCAGCGTCGTCATGTCATCAACCTCGTGGATGATGACGCCATCATAGAGAAGGTCGCCACCCTGGAAGAGGCGGCTGTTCTCTTCGGCCAGGTTCACTTCGCGCTGCGCCTGCGTGATGACCGGATCGGCCTTCAGGTCGCGGAAGCAGAGCGGGTGAGCGAACATGATGAAGCGACGGCGGTTGTTGCCTTCGTCCATCACCGGCGTGACCTTCGGGCTGGCCGACAGGGCAATGCGCTTCATGAGCGACACTGCCGAGGCGGTCAGCTTGTCGGCGGTGCTGTCGATGTTGAGCAGCGAGGCCGAGTGGTCGTTGGACGAATTGTTCGACTTGGACGCACCGAAGAGAACGCGGTCGGCATTGTTCGCCAACCAGGTGTCCTTCTGCGCCTCGCTCGCCGAGGCATAGGCAACGCCCGTGATCGAGTAGAGCTGATCGACAACGCGAGCGATGTCCTGCTCGACAGCCCAATTCTTCATCTGGCCCTTGAAGGCGTCACGAAGCGCAATCGCCGACTTCTGCTCTTCCATCTCGGTGGTCGAGAAGGCGTTGCGGCGAAGCGCGACGGTCAGCTTGTGCGAGCGGCTCTTGCCCTGCTCTTCGTTGCCTTCGAGCTTGGACGTGCCGTCGTTGGCGGCTCCGGTGAAGCGGTTGACCAGCGCATAGGTCAGGCTGTCGCCCTTCTTTTTGCTGAGGTCGCGCTTGACCTGGATGATCGAGGTCTCGTCCGTCCCCATGTAGGGCTTGAACGGGTTGTTACGGATATATTCGACGAAGAACTGATCGTCCCATTGCTGGGGGGTCAGGCCCGTCGCTGCGGCGGTCTGTGCCATTGCTTAATTGTCCTTGGGAATTAGCCCTTCAGGATTTCATCGAGAGAGGGCGGCTGATAGGATGAGCCGACACCCCGTGCGCTCTGCGCGGACGCGAGAGACGTTGGGACTGCCTGCGGTTGCGGTGTGGTTTGAGGGGCCTGCTGCGCCTCACGCCACTTGATGAACTGTTCGACTTCGCTGGGATCGGCGTTGCCGAGCTGCGACAGCGTTTGGCTGCGCTTATACTCGCCAACGAGGAACCCGTAGGGGTTGCGCTGTGCGTAGAAGGTCTGAGCGAACATCGGATTGGCGGCGAGCATCTGCCTGCCCCATTCCTGTGCCGCGTTGACCGTCTCGTCGCCCGTGGACTGCCTCACCATCTCTTCCGAGAGGTTCAGCCGGTCGTTGAGCGCCGTCTGTGCGATCTGATTCTGGAAGTATTGCGTGTAGCCTTCCGGGTTCTCGAAGATGTCGGGCGGTGCAACCGGCTGCTGCGGAGCCTGCTGGACAGGCTGCTTCAGCGAGCGGATTTCCTCGCGCAACTCCTGAACCACCCCGACAGGCACGTAGCCCTGCGGCACTTCAGGCTTTTCTTCCTTGGCCTTGAACCGGCCCTTTTCGTCGCGCTCCCGCGTTGCTTGCTGCTCTGCGGTTTCGCCTTCCGGTGCCTGCGGTGCGGGCGCTTCGGCGGGTGCCTCTGCTACCGGCGTTTCAACAGGCGTGGCTTCGCCATTCGCCGGTTCCCCGGCGTTCAATTCGTCCAGAATGTCCATTGCTTACCCCTGCGGCCTATTGTCGTAGGGCCGCTTCACGATACGCCCGATCCCCGGCGGCGGGTTGCCTAGCACGTCTAAGCGACGATACGCCCTTTAGAGGGAGGCGGCCCCTATCCCTGCGACAGCGGCTGAACCGCTGCCGGAAACTGTGAAATTGCGGGGTGAACCGGCGCTGGAGCCGTCATCCCGGCCTTGAAGCCTTCGACTGCGGGGCGGATCGCCTCCGTTCCCGCCTTGGCGAGATTGAGCGCAGTTTCAGACTTGGTTTTATCAACTTCCGCTGCGGCCCCAGCGACCTGAAGCTGCTGCATCGGATTGGGTTGCGCGGACTGCGCCTTCATCTTCTCAATGATGTCGATGAGCTTCTGCTTGTCGCGCAGATTGGACGCCTGGATGATCATCTCAATCACCTCGGGCGGCGGCGGTGCGCCGAGGATTCCGGTTCCCACTAGCTGCGTTAGCTGCTCGAACTGCTCGATCTGGAGCGTTGGGGTTTCGTTCACCTCGTCGATGTCAATGTCCACGTCCAGTTCGGCCAAGTGATTGCCGACCTGGCTCATCTGCTGGATTTGCTGCATGTATTGCTGGGCCGTCTGCGGGTCGAGTTGCCCCGTCTGGGTTGCCATCTGCACGCGCATGGCTGCGGCCTGTGCGCTCTGCGGGTCCATCTGCGGCGGCGTGTTCAGCCCGACGAACCGGACATTGCTTTCGTCGTCTGTGACCCTGATCCAGCGTTCGGCGGTCCAATACTGACGGACGCGGTTCCAGATTTGCCGGTAAAGGCGGATCGTGAAGTGTCGCAGGTTGTCGAGCAGCGGAGTCATCTGCGTCATGCCCGCCTGCTGCTGAGCCAGAACCGCTCTGCCAGACTGCGTTTCCCCGGCCTTGCCGCCCAGATAAGCGTTCGGGCCGATGTTGCCCTTGAGTGTGGCTCGCGTGTCCTGAAGGAGCTGGAACTGACCCTGCTCCTTCGACATGTTGCCGATCTCTTCGACCTCACCTTGGTCGCCGACCATCACCGCATCGGGACGGGCATATTCCTTGCGGACGGCCTCCTTGTCCTGACCAACGGCTGTCGAAACCCTGATCTTGTTCGAGTTGACCATGTGCAGGAACTTGCTCCTGCGCTTGTTCACCTCATCCTGAAGCGGGATCATGTCGCGCACGATTCCGTAGCGGTCGTTGTCCCGATCGACATAGGCCGATTGAAGGATTAGCGGGTTCTCGGGATTGCCCTCGTCATCGATGTATGGACTCGGCGCGGACGGCTCCAGTTCCCCAGCGAGCGTGAAGATGCAGCGGTGCCAAACGCCGTCCACGAGATGATAGTGCGTGTTGACCCGGATGCGACGGCGCTTGGCGTCATACCAATAAGACCACTTGGGCTTATCGTCGTAGGTGTCGAACAGCGTTGACGTGCCGCGCTGCGCGGTGTCGTCGATGAGGTTCGCCTTGTCCTTCCACTTGAGCTTCGCCGC